ACTATATGGTCAATATGTAACTTTCCGTTATCTTTACCGCATTGTTGACAGCAATAAGAATCCCTAGAGAGTATCCGTAACCTAATCTTTTTCCATCGACTACTCGTACCATTATCCATAGCGCTAGCCATTAGTGCCACCCCTTATCTTTGAAGTGTTTATAAGCTAAGCAATAATCACCGGAGTAACGACTCTTAACATATCTATAACCCCAATCTATCTGGGTGTAACCATCTAAGTTCTTTAGCTTCTCATTACGCAGCTGTGGTATCCCATAGTGTGATCCGTTCTTAGCTCTACTATCGAACTTGGACTCCGCCATGTATAGCGCATAAGCGCATTGATATTGCTTATCTTTAATGACTCGACTATGTAGATATAACTTAAATCTATCTTTAGATGATTGTGTATCAGCCCATGTTGGACTCGGTATAGCCACGACTAAACATAGTACGCCCGATAGTAGGGCTCGCCGCGAGCTAGCCCCCCAAGGGGCTCTCGTCGAGAGAGTGGATCGTACAAGCGATGTCAAGGATAACGCAATCATGAGCGCAATCTTGGGCGATTCCCACAGGGTGTGGATAACTTTCCTTATCTGTGCATAACTATTCATCGCACTCATGAGGCTCATCGTAGTTAAACGAACAGTAATAACAGCCCATGTCCTCACCGCATTTGCGACAGGTATATTTGAACATAATCTCATTACAGCACAGCGCCAGATAGGTGCGATTGCTGATCCGGTAATGTTTATTATCAAACGGCATTAGTCCTCATCTCGTATAGCTTCGACGATTCGGGTCACTAATGCACCCTCAGCTTCGTTACAGCACACTTCACATACATGTAATGGCATGAACTTGAACTCAATATCTTTAGCAATATATTCTCTTAAGTCCTGAAGTATTGTTCTCATCTCTGGATTACTCATTTCTTATCCTTTCCCCAGCCAGTACCTTTAAAGATAACCGCTGGCGCGCTAAATACTCTTATCATTGGGTAACTACAGCACAGCGGCGAAAGATCGCCGTTACTAGGTATCGAGTGATTCATCTCCAGCTCTCCACCGCATTGATCGCACCTGTAAAGGTAACTAGGCATTATTGATACCCACTAGGCATACGCCGAGAGAGCCACATACTGTGCACTCAAGTGTCTTGACTCCAGGCGGAAGTAAGTCGGTGACGATTCGCTCAATCTGTAGCGTTTCGCGTTTACAGCGCCGACACTCAAATTTCAATTTGTCCATAATTGCTTTCCTTTAGATTAGACATTGAGTTTAAATTGTGCTGACTTACCCACCACGAATTATCCTTGTCATGCTTGAATCGGCTTGTCTTAGCTGCTCTAATTGGTATCCAGCCTTTGACCCAGTAATTAGGTGATTCGCCGCAAACTAATACCGCTAAGTCCTCGACTCTATCCCGTTCCCTTAAGATCAGGTGTCCATCAATCCATTTCGTATGTTTGACTTCGATTCGATTACCGATGTCGGCTCTAATTTTAAACTTATCTAGTTCGAGTTTAAAGTCTGTAATGCCGAAGTATCTAGCAGCTGCGATCTCAGCACCCAGCGCCTCAGCTGTGCGCCGAATAGACTCATGGATATTGCCTCGAGCTGTCTGGTCATGGAAGTAATAGTTCTCCACGCCTTTAGACTCACAGATGAAAGCCGCTGCCGCAGCTTGTATCTCCTCGTCTTTGGTAAGCGTTATTTTGGTTATTCCCATGTCGCACACGTCCGAACATTGTCCGGGCAAACCCAGCCCTTGTAAGGCTTGCCAGTCTTACCGACGCCTTCTTTCCGAATCATAACGCCATGAGCGCAAGACTTAGTTCCGGTCAAAGTTCCCGCCACGTCAGCGATTACGTTATTCACCGCCCATGGATCATAAGAGCCATTAGGTAAATCTTGCTTAGGCGCTGCAACGATTGGTCGCTCGACCCGCTTCATTTCCTCAAGTGATGGTCGATTACTGTTTTCGCTAAACTTACTTAAGCCGCCAGTATGTAAAGCTCTACCGATTGCGGACGTTGATCCGTTTTCGAGTGGAAAGCGGTTAGCTGATGATCTGATTTCCTCGGCGTAATCTGTTGCGAAAGGTAACGGATCGTTAATGTCGCGATAGATGTCTGTCTGGATTATGTAGCGAGTTCCATCTTGAAAGATGATCTTGACGTCAATTCGCCCAGCTGGGTAATGATTCCAATATTTCTCGATTCGTTCGGCTACTGTTTCGTAGCCCTCTAGTGGGAGCGCCATTACAAGCTGCGAACGTAATCTGTCGCAGCTCTCATGCCAGCTGCGCGACCGCGGTTGAAGCCGTCTTTCACGCCCTCTTTATAACCAATAGTCCAGCCGACTAGAAACCAGCCTACAGACGTGGCGATAACTACCGCCGCTAATTCCAATATAGTAAACATCTTAGCTCCCGATTCTAGGGAACGACTTATTCGCTCCCTAGTTATAGGGTGAACTAAATGTCTGACAATTTCAAGCCTTACGCGTATTTAACGGCGTGTCGAATTGCTTAAGATCAAACTATAAATTTCATCGACCCGCTTTTCCAGCCGCGAAACTTGATCCTTTACGCTTGCTCCGGAGTTAGGCTTTAGCTCGCTTAAATAGTATTTAACCAGGTGTCGAATAACCCCTGTAAATGCCACTAAGAGCGTGACCATAGCCACGCCCATAGCAGCCCAATCGTTAGCGTTCACTCGCTTTAGCGCCGAACGTAACGTCCTTAGGATTCAGGTAACGCATTAGTAGCGGAACGACGCCAGCGAGAAACCCGTAAGCCAATTTCTTGGGATCGGTTTCGCCTGTCATGTAAACGGCTAACGCTCCTGCGAGCGCTGATCGTCCATAACTAGCAGCCATAGCCTTTAGCTCTTTCATTACTTTTCTCCTAACCCTAGAGCCTTGATTAGCTCTAAGACTTTTTTTGGGCTTACGTTGATCTCGAAGTGCATTTCGTCGGGACGATTCTTATAGTCGCCGCCCCAGAATAAGCCGTACTTCTTAGCAAGTGCGCGAATCATTGGGACTTTCTCAGCTGGGAACGTGCCGATCTTTCCGAGAACGTGCTTAGTTGCGTTAAGGTCGATCGCCGTAGCGGACGCATGATTGGAAAGACGATCAGTTGATCCGCGAACGTTTCTAAATGCGTATCCCCAATCGTCAAGCTGTCCACCATCTAGCGGCTCGATCAGCTCGTTGAACTCTTTACAGAATCCGACGATTAAGGGTGCTACCGCTTCGGCGCAACGAATCTTTAGAGTCGTCCCCGGTATCGCGTAAGACTTGACGTGGATCGACTCAGGTTTAGCCGAAGCTTCCCACCCGTTATAACTTGTTAAAGTCATGACAGTAATAGCGCGGCTTCCTCGCTTGTAATCCCGAGTTTATTTAATAAAGCGGCTTTATTTGAAGCGGCGTCGGAATCTTGTTTTGCTTTCCAATCATCATATTTTGCAAACCCATCTGTAAATTGTTTTTTGGTAATTGGTTCGCAATCTAAAAATTCGATTCCATCGTAATCGTCGCCAGTAGCAATCCAGCCGCCATTAGGAATCAGCATTGTTAAAACTTGATCGGCTCTAGCCATATTAAGCACCTATTTCTAATAAAATTATGGTTGATACGTCGACATTTTGGATTTGTACGGATACCGAAGCAGCTGCTACATAATTGTAAAACTGCGTCTTGTAAGTGGTTGCTGATGTTGTTGATGGAGAATCAAGATAAGCGGCTGAAACTGATCCAGATAATTCGCCGACTGTCGTATTGTAAAAAAGATTAGTGGCTATTTGTTGGACAGTAGTCGCACCGCGTAAGAGTTTTAAATTTAATGCGTTTTGACTATTAGCAGCGGATTTGTAGCAACCTTGATGAGCCACTAAAACTAAGACTTTATTACTGGCTGATGATGGTGTAATTGTTGCCGTTAATCCTGTGTCGGCTGCGCTCGTTGTAGAATTGCTCGCGGTTGTAGCGGTTGATCCCATAATAACTTGTAAGACTTTTCCGCCCGCTGCGAGAGTTTTCCACTCTGGAGCTGTTGCGCCTGAGTTGACTGCTAATACCTGTCCAGCTGTGCCAATTCCTAAACGAACCGGAACTGTTGCGTTGCGATATAGAACGTCGCCCGCTGTTGTAAGTGTTGATTTAGCAATAGCCGCGTCCGC